TTATCGCGGATTACCTGACGCGCAGCTTCAGCGGCAGCGGCCTCGGCAGGAATTGTTGCCTTGATGTCGAGCGGAGCAAACTCTTTCGCGCGCTCAGCGCGACGAATGGTATGGCCAATTTGTTTTGCCTTCTCAAGATTGACCGCGACTGAGCCATTGTTTAGCTCCCAAGCCTCAAAGAAGACACCTTGATTCTGCGGGAGGCTCAATGCGCTAATGATGATAGCCCCGGCCGGACAATCTTTTGCCAGCACCTCATCAAGAGGAAGTTCACCAGTGGGGTAGCAGATAGTCACTGCACCAATTTCATTCGGCCACACAATCACGTCACCCATTGAGGTCTATCCTTAGTAACTTGCGCTTAGAATAGCAGCGCACAGATATTGCGTTGCAGCCCCCAAAGCGCCATCAGATGAGACTAATTGGATTGGCGTAGAAGAGGTCGTTGGCGCGATAGAATTATACGGCAAAGAAACCGCGCGCATAGAAGTGCTGTTGCACCCACCTGCGCCGACTACACAGTAGTCGTTCACAGATAAAGCCGCAGTGAAATTAAGGACATAGTTTCCAGTTGCGGTTCTAGTTACACTGGAAATATTGAAAGAAGCATTTGTTGTGACCGTTGTTCCATTGTCGGTCAGCTTGATCCAAGCCTTCGCTGTGGATTTTGAAACAACGGAGCTTGTTGTGCTTGTCGGTGTGGAAGTGGTTCCAACCAATAGATTACCGGAACTATCGACCCGCATGCGTTCAGAGCCGCCAGTTGAAACAGCGACTGCGTCTGCGGCAGGAAATGCAATGCCGGTGTTAGTATCGGTGCCTTGAACGGCGGGGGTTCCGGCAGATCCGTCAACACCCGCAACGCCAGTCGTGCCGCTGATTGTGATAGGCATGTCTTACACCACCGTCCAAACTGAGCCTGACGGAACCGTAACCGTCGCGCCGGAGTTGATTGTCACCGGACCGAAGGTACCGGCGTTCTGACCAGAAGGGATGCTGTAGCTTGTCGTCACGGTCTGGTCGTTCAAGTAGAAGACGTTGTCCGTTCCACCACCGGTAGCACCACCACCGACCTGGGACCAATCCGTTCCGTTAAAGCCTTCAAACGATACCGTTGTCGTGTTGAAGCGAATGTAGCCGGCCGCGGGAGCCGCAGTGGTCGTGCTGCTGATCGGAACTTGGAAGGCGTTTTTGAAGTAGCCGGAACCGTAGACAGTAATGTCCTGCCACACGTCAGCGCTGCCGATAATGTCGGTCGTACCGACAAGGCGCGTGGTGAGCGAGGGAATTGAGTACTGATAGACCGTGTTGTTGGTATTACCAACAACGTACATTTTGAGGCCGTCGGGGCGAACGTACAGCCCGGTGGGGCTTGTCTCTTGAGAAGAAACACTGAACTGGGTGCTAGAATAGGTTGCTGTGCTGATGTCCCAAGGAGTTGTCAGGTTGTAAATCGCGACGGCATCCGTGTCGGAACCGAGAACAAACATCCGAGTGCCGTCTTCAACAAACGACAAATCTTGCGGAGTGCTTGTTTGACCTGCAACAGAAAACGATTGGACGTATGACGCCGTCGAAACGTCCCACGCAGTGGATAGGTTGTACTGATAAACGTCGTCCCCGGTGTTACCCACCACGAACATCCGAGTGCCTTCCGGACGGAAATAAACACCCACCGGGGTGATGTCCTGCGCAGCCACAGAGACAGACTTGCTCTCATAGGACGCTGTCGAGATGTCCCAAGGGGAGGTCAGGGCATACTGATATACTGTGTCGTTGGTCTGACCGACCATGTACATCTTCAAACCGTCTTGACGGAAGAAGAGACCGTGAGGGGCCGAGTCCTGCCCCGCGACGGAGAAGATTCGAACATAGGAAGCGGTGGAAACATTCCATGCGGTGGATAGGACGTACTGATTTACGTCGTCCCCCGTGGAACCCATGACATATAAGTTCCGCCCGTCGGGGCTAAAGAACAACGAGTTTGGTACGGTTTCTTGAGTAGCGACAGAAAATGAAACGCTGTCGTAAGAGGCCGACGCCATCTGCACATCGCTGATGGTCGTGTCCTTACGAGAGTTAAATCCATAGGCCGGAGAGGTAAGGCCGATACCGACATTCCCGGAGGAGTCGATAACGAAGGGGCTACCGTCCGGGTTGGCCGCATCCTCAACGAGGAGCGCATTTCCGGATCCGGTCTGTGTCACGCGCAGGGCGTTTCCGCTGCTCGAACCGCTGATGACCACGCCAGGCTGAACGGTGGAGTTGATCGTCAAGGTGTCAGCAGAGCTGTCGCCAATGACGAGGTTGCCTGTAAAAGCATCCATCGCCGGAACGACGTTAGTACCGTTGCAGAACACCAAGGTTGCCGTGCCGTTCGGAACGGTAACTCCAGAACCTGCAGCGGTTTTGATTACGATAGACTGACCGCCGCTCGTGGCGTTCTGGACGATATAAACTTTTTGGACTGCGGGGCAGATGACATTACGAGTGGCCGTAAGAGCGCCGCTCATGTTGAGGACCATCTGACGTGCTTGGTCCGTGGCGCCGTTCGCTGTTGTAAGCGTATAGTCGGCGTCCGTCATCGTGATCGAAGCAACGCCCGCAATCGCTTCTTCGATTAGGGTGCCGAGGTTCGTGTTGGTAGTGATGCCCCACGTACCGGACTGCTCACCCGTGCCGATGAGTTCGATGCGCAGTCGGGAGGAATAAGTACTTGCCATCTAAGACCTCTAAGCGGCGATTGGCACCCAGTTTGCGGATTGGGATGGGTTGATCGGACTATACCCGCCACCCGTCGAAGGAGCAATAGGTGTCCAGTTCGGGTCTTGATCTGGGCCGATATTATTCCAGACTAAGACCTCAGACACAAGACCCGTGCCTTCGACGCCAGTGAGTTCGACGTTTGCAGTTGCAGAAATTTGTACCGCGTAGGAGCGAGCTTCTGCCGAGACCCCGGAGGGATACACTCTAGCGGAATACGCGGCGTCTACGGTGCCGACCTCGCCCGTTGCGGAGACACCTGTCGGGAAGATATTAGCCGAGTACGAAACATCGACACTTCCGACCTCGCCCGTTGCGGGGACACCCGTTGGGAAGATATTGGCCGTGCGGCTTTCAGTAACTTGGCCAACGTCGCCAGTGGCCGAAACGCCAGTGACAAAGACGTTGTTGATGGATTTGGCAACAACCTGCCCAACCTGACCCGTTCCGGCCGATCCGGTAGCGGAGACGTTGGCCGTTCCCGTCGCCGTAACAGATCCGGATTGTCCCGTTGCGGACAGGCCTGTGACGGGAACATTTGCCTTGGCAGAGACGGCAGCAGTGCCAACAACTCCGGTGCCCGCAAGGCCCGTAATAGAGACATTGGCAATGCCTATTACGGTGACAGTTCCCACCTGTCCCGTAGCGGACAAACCCGTTGGATAGACATTGGCCTTGGCGGATACCGTAACGGTTCCGCACTGCCCCGTAGCGAAAAGCCCGGTGACGGAAACATTGGCCTTGGCTGAGACCGTAACTGTCCCAACCGACCCTGTAGCCACGGCAACCGTAACCGAGCCCTCGCCGAATGGGAGACTTCCCCATCCGGCCGAGCGGTTCCAACCCTCAAAGGCTACAGTGTCATTGGCCACGGAACACTATCAAGCGATACGGATGATCGCGTTGGCGGCGTCCGCCGTCGGGAAGATGACCGTGAAGTCACCGGCCGAAGCCGTCTTATCCGAACCGAAGTCCAGAACGACAACCGACGGGTTTGTGTAGGTGTGCGCCGGGGTAGTGTTATAGATCAACGCACCACGGGCCGTGAACGAAGCGGTTGCCCAGACCTCGTCAGCAAAATCCGTGAAGGCCGTCGTGCCGGAGCTCGTCGGGTTCACGTTGCTGAGCGCCTGACCACCGGCGACATACGCCGTACCCGTGGTGTTGGTCGTCTCACCAGAGGTCGTATACGCAGTGGTCGAGGCGTCGAGGGTGGCCGAGTTGGTGTACAGGGCCATGTAGAAAATGTCGCCGCCAGAGGAGCGGAAATCGTGAGCGCCTTCCAGCAACTGCTGCTTGAAAGACGTACACATGAAGTTGCCAGTAAAAGCCATGTCACGGCCTCCTAAGCAGTTCGGCGAGTTTTGGCTGACCCGCTTCAGTTACAAGGTGATGAACGGTCGTTCGATCCGACTGAATCGCCCGTTGCATATAGAGTAGAATAACGTGTTCTACCTTATCGCGAAAGGCCACAGCCTGTTCCCGGATCGCCGGGTGCGCACTTTCAGATATCTGAACAATGCGGTCAGCAGCGAGCTTAGCCCAGAACTCCGGGGGATGCCCACCATTTGAAGTCGTAGCAACGTCAACCTTCATAACTGAGGTGACGTTGGGTTCAGTCCAAGCCATCAGGTCGCTCTCACTCTGATCAGTCCGTCACGGTAGGCGTCGGTGTTTTCACGCCCTTCGCCGAAGTTCTTCAGGCGCCCGATAGCCTCAGTGTAACGCTGGTTGTAGACATTGAGGATGTCGGCCTCACCCTTCATAAAGGTGTAGGCTTCGAACAGTGTCGCGTAAAGAAGAGCTTCTTCAGCATTGTCCCCAAGCCAAGAGGTGCCGCTCTGAATGATGGAGAGCGGCTTATAGTAATAGTGCAACTCGACCGAGTAGGCGGCTGCAGGAGTAGGGGACAGAAGAAAATTGTTCACGTCGAACAGGGCGTAATACTTCGGAACACCCTGCGTTCCCGTTGGGTTGTACTCCTGCAGATACTCAACGTCCTTATTGAGAAGGAACTGCTTCGAGCCACCTGAAGTGACAGACAGGGAGAACGGCGAAAGGAAGTCTGACGGCACCGCCAGGTATTGATTGCCCGCCGTGGTCACGCCGCTCTGATTCTTACGGAAGACGTCCAGATCGACAGAGAACAGGATCCGCTCTTCCGCGTTCTGGATGAACTGGTTGATGTTCGCGTTGAACGTCGTTTCGTCGTTCTGGGTCCAGTCCTTCACAGCCTGAACGAGAGTGGCATATGTCCAAGCCATCAGGTCGTCACCCTCACAATGCCAACCTGCGTGATGCCCTGGATCAGGTCATTCTGCAGGAATGGGAAGATCGATGTTCCAACCGGCACATCCATTGGTTCGATGCGGTCCGGGCGGGGCTCATATAGCGCCTGCGGCTCAGGAGGTGGATAGGTTGGATCAAGCTGCGGGTGCTTTGGTTCCCAGCATTCGATGCACGTCCTAAACCCCGTCCACTCCTTGCGAAGCGTCGTATAGGGATACATCATTCCGCAGCGGTCGCATATAGCCTCGGAGTATGCACCGTTTGCATAACGAGCCATTAGACCACCCGATAGAAGTCTCGAACAGGGGTAAGCTGTAGCGGGGCGCGGTCACGATCTTCCTGCGCCGCTCGCTCAAACTCCTCGTCGTAGACAGCCTTCAAAAGAGCGACCCGGTCTGGGGCTTTCTTCATGGCGATGTAGTAGGCGAGGCCGGCCGCGAGGCATGGGTAGAAGCGGAAAGGAATCTGCAGGGTGTTCACACCTGCGCCCGCATCGTCCATCCGGACAAGCTTGTCGATGATGAGGTAGTAGGTCTGATCCGGGGCCGGCCACACCGTGACCTGTGGGGAGATCTGACGCTCGACCACGAACTGTACAGGTCGCGCCTGTGTCAGCTTGTTGGGGATGTTTAGGTACTGGTCCCGGCTGATGCGGTCGATGGTCAGGTCGGTCTGGTTCTGATTACCGATATTCTGGTCCATGCGGATCGCCGCGGACAAGATGTCGATTGTGGTTGCCCCGAGAGCGTAGGTCGTTGTCCCTGCAGACAGGGTGATCGACGTGCGCTCAATGGTCCACTGGTTCAAGCCGCGGTTGGCCCACTCGGCAAGAAGCAGGTTCAAGCTACGACGAGCCGTGCGCTGGTCGTAACCAGTACGGATCTCAATGCCGCAGCGCTCGAAGGCTTCTTCGATGTATTCCGCTACGTCGAGCTCAAACGTCTTCGTGCCGGAGACAGCCATTACTTACCGTACCGTGCTTTGTAGAGCATGTCAGAGGCCTCTTTAGAAGAGACCGGGAGGGCAGTGAGGTCGCTCTTGAGCTGGCCCTTCGAGACAATACCACCCATCGCCATCTTCTTCGGCTTTGACATGCCGGCTTCAGAAAGCGCAATAGCAATCGCCTGCTTGGGCGACTTCACAACGGGACCCTTCTTACCGGAATGAAGCTTACCGGCTTTGAACTCCCGCATAACAGTGCCCACTTTTTTCTGGGCTTTCGTCATCTTGGCCATATCAGAGCCCCTTCTTCCTAAACGGTTTGACCTTCTTGGCTACGGACTGCGGCTGCTTCACGAACTGTTTACCAGAAGCCTTACCGGCCCGCTTGGCTTTTGTTGTGGCCGCGTATTCTTGGGGAGACAAGGACTTGATCGCGGCCTCGGGAAGGTACCTCTCGCCGGTCACGCTGGAAGGTTTGCCGGATTTAGTCCGCCACTTCTGCGCTGTCCAAGCCTTGAGGGACTTCTGGGGCTTCTTCATTTGTCTTTATATCCACCGCCCTTGGCTTTGTATTCCTTCGCCAAGAGCTGGGCCTTCCTGGCCGACCATTGGCCTGCGGCAGTCCCTTGAACCGCCGAGGCCTTGATCTTTTCAAACAGGGCTTTGCGCATGCCGGGCTTCGTATAGTTGCCCGCTGCGTTCACCTTGCTTTTAGGCTTGGAAGGTTTTTTCACTTACCGACCTTCTTCATGCCCATAGCCATCTTTTTGCGCGGCGAGATCATCATGCCGCCCTTGGCCATCTTCTTAACGGCGCCACCTTTGGCCATCTTCTTGACCATGCCGCCCTTAGCCATTTTCTTCGAACCACAACCAGCCATGACAGCCTCCTATCAGCAAATCTTGCAGGGCTTTGAGCGGGCCTTGCCGTAACCGCGAACCTTCACGAGACCGCCCTTGGCGTACTTCTTGACCATGCCGCCCTTGGCCATGCCTTCGTCCTCAATCATGCGCTTGAGCGCATCACGATCAGACATACTAGGACCACCCTGCGGAGAAGATGGAGACATGCTCTTAGGGGCGTCCTCATACATAGGTTCACGGAGGTTCTTGGGAACGTCCTCATACATAGGTTCACGGAGGTTCTTGGGAACGTCTTCATACATATGTTCGCGGAAGCGCTTGCGCAAACCTTCTGGAACAACCGAAAACTTTTCGCTAGGTTTCATGCCGGGCATCTTACTTCCCCTTCTTCTTTCCAAGGATGATCATGATGCCGATGCCGGCCTTCGGAGCCTTGGCCATGCCACCTTTAGCCATTTTGGGCTTCAAGCCAGCGGCCTTCATCTTCTTGGCGTAGTCGGCTTTTGCCGCAGCCGGGCTAGGGCCTCTGCCTACGATGTCTTCCGTGGATCCCCACGTCTTCTTGTCAACGGAGCCGCCCTTAGCAAAACCCTTGGTTGCCTTGCCAAGACCGCGCTCCGCTACGCCGCCACGCCCGCCCTTTGTAGAGAAGCCCTTCTTGACTTCGCCGCCCTTCTTCATGCCGGGAACGCCCTGCGGCATCGGACCAGCCATCGGGGGAACCTGACCTTCGAGCAGGGCGGGGCCCATAGCTTTCGGGGCTTTCATTGCTTTAGGCATCTTGGCGCCGGCACGTTTCATGCCGATCATCTTGCGCATGCCCATTTTACGCGGACCCATGGCCATCAACGTGCTCCTGTAATGCGGTCAATCTTTTCTTCGAGGCGGTCGAATCGCTGCATGATCCGGCTAAGATCATTGTGCAGATCGACTTTTGTAACATAGTTCTTGGCGATGTCTTCACGGGTTTCCGACAGGTTGCTTGTCAGGCGCTCCTGTTTCCCATGTAAGTGAACCATCGCCCATGCCGCGGGAGCGACAATCAACGTCAGGATCGTGTTCCAGATGAACTCGATGCTCGCACTCATTTGAATCGACTCCCGCCAGGAGGGGCCTTTTTGGAACCTTTGGGACCCGCCCAAAGGAC